TCCACAACCGCTTGGAAAAGTTGCTCCCTACCCACGGCTTATTGACGACAATCGCAAGCTCTTTTTCATTGTACGTCTGGAAATTGGCGGCAATCTGCTGGCGTGCCATCTGGATGTTGTAATTCGTGCGCATGTATGTGTCATCGAACTGGCTGGCCAGCGCTGATTGGAACTTCGGTGACTCAGCATCGCTGAACTCCGCCATATGCTGCTGTATCTGAAACTGCAACGCCTGCAACCGACTGACGCGACTCTTGATGTATTCCAGGTCAAGCTCTCGGTCATGGCCGCCTTCAATGGCCTTGGCTCTGAACTCGTCCAGTGTCATCTGCCACGTCTTGGCGCTCATACCGGACATCAACGCCTGGGCGTCAGTGATGTCCATCGTGCCATCTGTCTTGGCGTATCTCGCGTACCACTTTTGGAGATCGTCATTGGCACTCTTGTACGCAGCGTCCAAGCGGCTGACCATGCCGGCCTCGTAATTGGCCGAATGACGCTGCATATTGACCTGTGTTTGCAAGAAACGGCGCTCCCAATAACTAAGCTTCCTTGCCATCTTCGTCACCGTCTTCGCTGTCGTCCTTACCTAACGGGTCAGGGCTGGAGAACGGGTCGGGTGTCTGCGCCCGTTCCTCCTTCTCACGCTTGCGGTCGCTCAGCTCGTCTTGCCAGTCAGAGACTAGCGGATTGTTCTTAGCGATGGCTTCATCGGACGTGACTTGCGACAGTTTGGAGATAATGTCGGCCTGTTCCACGTCGTTCTGAATACCGCTGCGGATCCAGGTCTGCTTGATGGAGAGATCGGACGGTTTATTCAGCTCATCCAGGATAAAGCGCACTAGCTTGTTGATTGACGGCCGGAACTCTGATTCCATCTGGCCAACTTTGAGCTCCAAAGGGCCATACAACATCTTCATGGCCACGCCAGTCATGTTGGTGCCAGCTTTAAGGTCCTTCGGGTTAACACCTTGACCTTGAATAAAGATGTTGTCGAAAGTCTCTTGCAGCAGCTCTTTGCGCGCATCCACAGGGATGTCGATGGTCAGCTTGCTCAGGCCGCTGTTGTTGTCGCCCTCTGACTCGAATTCGGCCATCTTGTACTGGCGGAGATTCTGCAGGAACTCGTCCTTGTCGGTCCCTGAATAGTTGGTCAGGATCAGGATAACCTGCTGCACGTCTTGAACGTCATTAACAAACCCGTTGTAAACCAGGTCGTAAGCGTCAATCAGACCCTTGACAGCACGTAAATCACCCGACTTATCCGACTTGTTGTTGAACGGGATGAAGGGAATGCCGTTGAACCCGTGGTTGATTGTCGCTGTATTGTCCATGGCCTCGGAATTGACCGAATCAGTCACGCCAATGCGTTGATCATAAATCATCTGTGTGTAGCTCTCGCCCTGTTCGCGTTTGAAAAACGTTGCTTGGTCTTGCGTCCAGTACTCGTCAAAGATGTACACCTTGCCGTCCGATGGATCCAATTGCTCATAGGTCCGACGTACTGCTTGCAGCTCATCATCCAGAGTGGACTTGTATATTGGCGTCACCTCATTGGGCGGGACAATTGCATACTTGAATTGACCTTCTGGGCCATGCCAGCAGTGAATCCAGCCGACACCAGCGAGCGAAGCGTCCACGGCTATCCGAAACAGTGTCTTGTTCCAATCGTCGCCGAGCACTTCGAGTACCTGCTTGTTCAGTGAGTCGTTGCCGGTGTCAATCATTGGCGGGCGAGAAACCCCGAACGCTGCCTTTTGGTCAATCAACAGCTGCAAGAAATTTGAGCTCACCCGACTGTCGTGCATTCGCAGCGGATTGTCCGGCTTGTCGGTCTGCTCATCGGCTTCGCTCTTCTGCTTCTTGCTTTTCAGCACAATGTCGTTGCGGTTGTGGTAATACCGTTTCGATTCCTTGTAGCGGTGATCACGTTTGACCAGGTCGACATCGGACTGCTCAAACACCTTACGTGCTGCGTCCAAATCCATTGGTTTTGCATTTGCCATTTGCTCACCTCCCATGCCAGAAATAGCTGCGTTTGAAATACGGGACGATAACGGTCTCGACCATGTATCGGTCGGCGTCGCACGCATGGTCATGCTGCTTCACTGGCTTGTCTTCGCCACGATCAGCAGCCTTCTCATCCCAGATATATGAATTCATTTCACGAAATGTATTTACACACTTGCTCGACCACTTAATCTTGCCTTCATCCATAAGCGACATTTCGCTGCGAATCCCATCGAGCACATTGTTCTTTGCGTTTCTCACTCTGAATCCCCTCTGCTTCAACGCCACCTTGAATGACTTAGCGGACGGGTCCAGAATGACCGGCACTCCTGATTTCTCCAAGCTGTTCCGCTGATAGAATTGCTCCAGCTCATCTGAATACTGCTCATCAGACAGCTGCGTGTTGGTCTCACTGTCACGTCCCGAATAGTAATACTCATCAGTGGAATACCAGACGCCCCGATACAGGCTCCATCGCTTGAAGGCCGTGGCGTTCATTGTCCCATAGTCGATTGAGACAGCATCTTGCTCATAAACAGTGTCCGCCGGCAGGTCAACGACCATCTTGTCCGCATTGAAATTAGAGTAGATGATCCCTTCGGCCATGACCCAAAGTCCCTGGATATACCGCTTGTAGAACACGCCGGAATACTGGCTCTCGTAACGCTGTCGTGTCTCCAGGTCCATCGAAGGGTTGTCCGTCATCAGGAAATGAAGCCGAAGCGCATTGCGTTCTTGGATCCGGTCAATCCACTTGGTCTTGAACCAGTGGAATGGACCAGCAGGGTTGCAGTTGAACCACAGCTTGGCACCCGTTTCCGAGTTCCGTGCTGTAGCCTGATTGACAAACGATTCCGGCATCAAAGCCACTTCGTCAAAAAAGAATCCAGCCGTCGTCAACCCTTGAACCAGGTCTTGACTGGATTCGTCCTTGCCGCCGAACAGATAGTAATAGTTCTCTTTGCCGCCTCGACTGATGGTGATCATGTTCTCGGCTCGGTTGTCACGCAGATGGAAACCACGACTGGCCAGCATCTGTTTCAACGGGCCAACCACGTTACGTCGTAGCGATCCAATTGTCTTGCCCGCCATCCCAAATTGCTTGCGGTCAAACGTATGCATTGACCAAAGGACAAACGACATGGACATCACGACCGTCTTACCAGCTCGGATTGAGCCGTCAGCAATTACCATGTATTTATCCTTGGTCGCTGGATATCGCCACCAGGAGAGGACTTGCATTTGCCGACGAGAAAACGGCTGGAACTTAAACGTCACCGTTTGCTTCGGCCGACGATTGATCATCAGCTGCATCTTGCTTGTCCTCTCCTTCCCACACGTTGGCTAGATTGTGATCAATTGCGTCGATAAAGCCATCGTCGTCCTGATCACCGACTTCTTCCGGATGTAGAATCAGCTTAGCTTGACGTTCCAGCAGATCAGCTTCAATCTTGGCCTTTCGAACCTGTGCTTCGAACAACGGATCAGCTTCCGCCGTCGGATAACGTTTCAGGATTTCCTTTATCGCACCGATCCGCGTCCTGATATCGGCTTCCTTCTTCACGGTATCGAAGTAGTCGGGCCCGGACACCACAACAGTCTCCTTCTCCTCACCACGGGCAATTCGAGTGAGCAGCTTCATGGCTTCGTCGGCCTTCATGATCTTGTCGTCTTCAAGCTTTTTCATGAGCTCATCGACGGCCAGTTTTATCTGAGGTTTTCTGAGGTTCTCAGCACCGGACTGATATGCCGTTTTCTTGCTGTATCCAGCTTCCAGAGCGGCTTGCGTCGCATTGCCCAATTCAACGTATGCAGTAACGAACTTCTGCTGCTTTGCTGTCAATTTCACTACATCTCACCACACCTCCTAGGACACTGATTTCCCCAGTTATTTGTTCAGTTCGATTCGACGCTTCGAGAAGCAGTAAGACAGGCCGAACGCATTGATTTGAATCCACGACTCAGCGTATTGCTTGCCGTTCTCCCAATACTTCGTAAGATAATGGTGCATTGTGATTACCTCCTATGCAAGATTAAAGGCCGCAGTCATTTGCCGCTGCGGCCTTTTT